GAATTTCTAAATCCATAATAAAAATATATATAATAAAAAAAATATAATATATATATAATAAGTTTAATTTATGTTTATATAGAAAAATAAAAGTCGGCATTTAAAAATGGAAAAGGTTTAAAAAAAATTATATCTGATTATTTTCATATTGAATTATAGATATTTATTAAATTCTTTAATTAATTCTTGCTTTGATATAGATTTCGGTCCAACAGTATTATTAAACTTAAATTTAATATTTAATAATTTCAATAAATTATCTTCGATTTTTTTATTATTTGTAAATTTAATAAAATAATGAGATTCAATACTTTTATTATCAATATTCTGACTTATAATTCCTGCATTTATTCCAACTCTTCTGAATGACACATCTGGATTATTATTTTTCTTAACAAATATATAATTATTTGGTTCCAGTTTTTCTTCTATTTCTCGATTATAATCTTTTTTTTTCCATATTTGAAATATACATGGCACATCTATTTCATTTCCATCTATTAAAAATGCATTATCTGGTAAATCGTATTCTACTATAAGATGAAAATTTAATGGAATCTTATTTTTCATACTATCTTTCTTAAAACTTTTTGGTAATATAAAAGATATACTATCAGCATATTCACTTGATTTTTTTATAAATTTAATAGCTAATGATGATTGCCTACCAAATGGTGGATTACCAATCACATGAATATTTTCATATGTTAAATTATTTAATTCAGTAATAGTAAATGTTAAATAATCTAATTGAATAATATTACTATTTTCTGGCTGAATATCCAGAAATATATAATTAGTTGTTAAATTTTTGATTTGTGTAATAAAAGCACCATTTCCAGCACTTGGTTCAATAATTAAATCATTTGATTTGATAAATAAATTATCTTTAATTAATTGAATACATAAATCAACAATTTTAGATTTTGTATAATATTTATCAATAGTATTACGTTTAAGACCAGTTGTTGACATATTTATTATAAACTATATATATTATCTATATAATAGATAAAGCATTTTTTTTATATACTTATTACAATATATAAGAAAAAAAATAAAAAAAATATAGTTAAAATATACTAATTTAATAATCTATTTTGCAGCATCTAACTGAGCTTTTTCTTGTGCTGCTATTAAAGCTTTTTCTTGTTTCTTTTGTTTGCTTGTTTTAATTTTTTTACTAATTTTAACAATATTAATATTATACATTTTAATTAAATTCTCAGTAAGCAATTGCGCATTGAATTCACAAAATTTCTTAAAACACTTATTAATAGTGATTTCAGATATTTCACACGCATCACTTACTTGAGTTTTATTAATATCTAACTGTAATATAGTTATTATATAAAATATTGCACCCGCACATACAGAATTAGGTGAATTTTCAGAACAAATAACTAATTCTTCCTCTCTATCAAGAAAATGATGACATAACTCAATTAATGGCTCATCAAATTTAAGTTTAGAACAAAATCTTGGTAAAAAATCATATGGTGTAATTTCACTATTAATATTACAATGAAGTAAATTACTGAATTTTTTACAACTTTTATTTACTATATTCAAATCTACATTAAATATTTTTGCTATTTCTTTGGGACTTCTTGGCACATTATTTTTACGACATGCCACATATATAGAAGACGCCAATAATCCAATTCTATTTTCTCCTCTCGATAATTTAGTTTCAGATATTTCCTTATATAAATATTGCGCATCATCTATAATTGATTTCGGCAATCCACTATTTAATGCTTTATTCGCCATTAATTCTATTGTGTTGTAAAAATTCCTATCTTTATATGATATAGAAGTCCATTGTTGATATTTCACTAATTGTCTCATATTATGATTCAAATTCTTCTTATTAGGATTTGAACAAAAATTGGCAATATAAGAACTATTAGCTATATTACTATATATAGCATCTACTGGTATGCAACAACGCGATGGGTCAGAACTTTTATTATCATCATTTCCATAATATCTCCATTCTTGACACTCATTTATTACTCGGTCATATATCATATTACAATTTTCACATATATAATTACCCTCGTATAATATTAAATTATTTTGAATACCACAATTTAAGCACGTAAATATATCTCTTTTAACTATGGATATATTTGCTTCTACTTTTTCATTATCTGTGCATATTACACTTTTATCATTAATATCACTATCACCAAATTGAAAAGTCGCATATATCTCATTGAATTGGTCTAAATCCATTTTAACAAAAACAAAAATAAAGAATGTATATATTATTATTAATTATAAATTAGCTTTATATCAATATATATATTTTAAAATAGCATTTTTTTACAATGTTTAAAGGCTGCATTCCTGCCTGTTCACAAGCCTTATAAATAGGCGTAATTTTGTAAAATAAAATTCTGAAATTCGGATTTTCTGAAATTCTGAAAATCCGAATTTTATTTTTTAATTATTATTTTCTTATTTTGCGTAGATTTACTCATCTTTATCTTATTCTTTTTCATTGACTTCTTCTTATATATCTTTTGATATTCTGCAATATTTTTCCTACTAAATATATATTTAGTTCCTTTATTTTTACTTAGTGCACATATTAACTTACTATAAAAATCATCTTTTGTTTTTTTTAACAATTCTTTTTGAAATACACGATATTTATTACTTAACCATGCATAATATTTCTCTTTATATTGGTATTTATTATCATTCTCAGAATATTCATAGATAATTTTATCTTTCTTTTGTTCATTTATATAATTATGTAAAAATTTATTGATTATCTTATTATTATATAAATAATCTGGAATTAACTTATTTATCTCAATTAATGATTTAAAATTATAATCATAACATACTAATTGATTTTCCTCATTATCAACTAATACATCAGGTCTATTATCTATAAACATTAAATAATTATCAAATATTTCTTGCACTCCGGTTTTTTTTAAATCATTATATTTTAACGACAACTTCGAAATTATTTTACTCACAATTAAATTAAGAGATTTCTTAAAATCTATTTCTACTTTTTCAGCATTTGACTCTGTTAATGTTTGATTTCTTGAAAATATTGGTCTATTAAATTTAAGATTATGATTCTTTTCAATATAATCTATATATTTTGTTACATAATCTAATGTTCCCGCACTATATATAAAAATTTCAAGATTTGGTATATTTTTATTACAATAATTAATAAATTCTACAAAATATGGTCTTAATATATCATCATATTTTAATGATTTATTCTTTAATTTATTAAAATCTTCAACTTTCATTTTAATCTTCTTTCTCGCCGCCAAATTTAATAAAAACTCTTTTAATTCTAAATAATCACTATGATAAATTGATGAACCAATTATTGTATTATCTAAATCTAATATTAATATATTCGGTATAACTAATGTTTTAATTAAAGATTTAGAAGATGTTTTCTTAGTTATCTCTGCATTTTCAGATTTCATTATATATATATATTATAATTATAATATTACTATTATAAAATATAAAAAATAAAAAATAATATCTTAAATTCTGAACTATAAAATTTGTTAATTATAATATATTTCATCTACAAGACCATATTCTATACACTTAGCAACATCCCAAAATCTATCTCGAGACAATATACGATTTAATTTACGAACAGTTAATATATTATTACGAGCATTATCTATATAGATTTTTTTTATTTTATCCATTAATAATTTACTACAAATTTTATTATCTGTTAAACCAGCATAAGTCATATATCCGGATAAATATGTAGACAACTGATGTATCAAAAACATACTATTCTCACGCATATAACGCATATTTCCTGCCATATACATAATTGTTCCTGCACTAATTGTATATCCTTCTGATACTGTATTAATTGTCAATTCACAATTCTTAATTTTATCATACGCAAGAAATCCTGCATGTAAATCACCACCCGCAGTATTAATATGTAAATAATATTCTGGAAATTGCATTTTTATACCATTTAAACTATTTTCAAATTCTATTTTTTTGTTTTTTAATATTATATTATCAATTATATCAATTAAAGCTTGAACACTTTCCTTAGATACATCATCATTAAAATATATATGATTCGCTTTTATAAATACCCTTTTATCTTCTTTTTTATTGTCAAGTAATGGTTGGGAGTCTGCATCGTCATTTTCATCATCATTATTATCTTTCTTTTTGAATAAATATAAAAATGGATTATTTTTAATTGTTTTTTTTTCAATTTTATTTTTAATTCCTGTTTTAATTACCATCTTATCAATAAATAACTAATTATATATTATATAGTATATATTATATATTATATATTATATTACTTTTATATATAAATTATTTTATATAATATAATACAAATATCATATAAATATCATACAAATATCATACAAATATAAATTAAGTTTAATTTATATTTAATTTATGTTTAATTTATGTTTAATTTATGTTTATATAGAATAATAAAAAATTAACATTTCAATTTCACATATGTATAAAATATATATACAAGATAATTATAATTTATATAAAAATAAAATTATTTAATATTAGTAATAATATTAAATATTAGTAATAATATTAAATATTAGTAATAATATTAAATATTAACCTTTACAAAACTTAACATATAATACTATATACAATTATATACAATACTAATTAAATAGTATTATTATTATAATATGTGGGATGTTATTGATAAATATTTTAAAGAAAATCCAGATTTTTTAGTAGCACACCAATTAGACTCATATAATGACTTTATCCATGATAAAATTAAATATATTATACATACCCTCCAAGAAGAATTCACTATTATCGAAATTAATAAACAAAATAATAAAGATGAATTCAAAATTATAACTTATGTAGGAGGAAAAGATAATAATAAAATATATATAAGCAAACCAATTATTAAAGATGAAAACGGAACCAGACCATTATTCCCGAATGAAGCACGATTAAAAGATATAACCTATTCAGTTGATATTTTTGTTGATATATTAGTAGAAATTATTCATTATAAATCTAATTTACCATCACTAAAAAAAGGACAAATGAAAGATGAAACAGATACTATTTTAAAAGAAAAAATAAAATTATGTTCTATCCCAATTATGGTTAAATCAAAAATGTGTAGTTTATACAAACAACCTGGACCTATATTAACTGAAGTAGGAGAATGTCCTTATGATACTGGGGGATATTTTATTATTGATGGAAAAGAAAAAGTTATTGTATCACAAGAAACTTTAGTTACAAACCGTATATTTATTAATAAAGTTGAAGGAGGTAGTGACATAGATAAATATAAATATAGAGCACAAGTTCGAAATACTGAAGAAGACAACAATCTTTTTCCTAAAATTATAAAATTATATATGTATAATGATATATATGCTGAAGGAAAAAAACATAACGCTATTACTGTTGAAATACCCGTTAAATCTAAAATTGATATGAAAAATTCAGGTGAAAATGCGGATTCTGCTGATACTACAAAAGAAGTCCCATTATGCATTTTATTTAGAGCATTCGGTATAGAAAGTGATAAAGAAATCGCAAAATATATTTTAACTAATTTTGATGACCCTGTTAATATTAAAATATTAAATTTCTTACAACCAACTTTTAATGATGGCTCTCATATTTATACTCAATTAGAAGCATTAACATATTTATATAATTTTGTTCAATTTAATCAATTTGATACAGAATCTGATAAAGAGAAATATAATTTAGTTAATATTCAAAATATTATTATGCACGATATATTTCCTAATATTGGAACAAATTTTAAAGATAAAGCTTTTATTTTAGGATATTATACTAATGTATTTATTAAAACCGCTTTAGGAATATTACCTGATACATATAGAGATAATTATATGCATAAACGTATTAGTGTTCCTGGAACTCTTATGATATCAATATTTAGAGATTTTTATAACCAGTTCCGTAATAATTATCGTAAAAATATTGATATTCCATATAGTAATGGATTAATTAAGTCTATTGATAATTTAAAAGATATGTTTTCAGATGCACGTCTTTATCTAATTTTTGACTCACATTTTATAACAGATAAGATATATAAGTCATTTAAAGGAGACTGGGGCTTATTAGATGAAAGTGCAGGAGATGCTAAGCGACAACGCCAAGGTTATGTTCAAGACTTAAATCGTTTATCACATTTAGGAACAATATCACATTTACGTCGTGTTAGAACACCAATGAATACAGATATTAAAATTGTTGAACCACATAAATTACATCCATCTCAATATGGTGTATTATGTTCTACTGAATCCCCAGATGGGATTAATATTGGAATTATTAAACATTTTGCAATGACAACATATATAACAGGCACTTTTAATTTAGAAGCAATAAAAGAATGTTTAGATGATCATGGTGTTATAAATATTAAAAAAATTAATATCACTCAAGTAAGTAATAGCACAAAAATTATGATTAATGATACATGGTATGGAATTCATCATAATCCATATATATTATATAATAAACTCAAATTATTAAAACGAAATGCTATAATTAGTATATTTACCGGTATTAATTGGAATGTTTATAAAAATGAAATACATATAAGAATGGATTCTGGAAGATGTGTTCGTCCATTATTAATTGTTAAAGATAATAAATTACTAATTAAAGCTGATTCAAAATATATGGAAAAATCATGGTTGCAATTAATAAAAGGTATAACTATTGCTGATAAAGATTTTAATTTAATAGAACATTCTAAAGAATATAAAAAAGGACTATTAACTTTACTTAAATATGATTATAATACATATAATGAATCTAATGCTGATACAAAATTGCTTCAAAATGCGTCTGTTATAGAATATGTCGATATTGAAGAAGTAAATTACATTTTATTAGCAATGCATGAATCTGAATTAGAAATTAATAAAACATATGCTTATACACATTGTGAAATTCATCCATCATTAGCTTTTAGCACATATACTAATTCTGTTCCATTTTTTAATCATAATCAATCTACTCGTGTAGTTATGAGTGGCGCACAAGGAAAACAAGCATTAGGAATATATGCAACTAATTTCAATAATAGAATTGATACTGCATCATATGTTTTACATTATCCACAAAAACCATTAGTTAATACTAAATATGATGTATATTGTAATACTGATGTTTTACCTAATGGCGAAAATTTGATTGTCGCTATTATGACATATTCTGGATATAATCAAGAAGATGCAGTTATATTTAATCAAGCAGCAATAGACAGAGGTTGTTTTAATGTAACTGGATATAATGCTATTGTAGATGAAGAAAAAATTGATGAAAAACGAAAAGTTAAAAAACTCTTTACTAATACTAAAGAAATGAAAAATTTTCATAATATAAATATTAAAGAAGCAGACTATTCTACTATTGATAAAAATGGCTTACCTATTGAAAATGCTTATATTGATGATAAACATGTTTTACTTGGTAAATATGTAGAAGAAGAATATTCATATTCTGAAAATAATGAAAAAAATATATTTTCAAATGAATCAAATGTATTTTCAACTCAATATAGAGATGAATCAAAACTTGGTTCTCGTCTAACATATGGTCATGTTGATAAAGTATATTTATATTCTACAAAAAATCAAGAAAAGAAAGTTAAAATTAGAATGAGAAATTTTAAACAACCTAAAATTGGTGATAAAGCTGGTTGTGTTAAAGGTGATGTATTAGTTCTAACAAATTATGGTTGGAAAGAAATAAAAGATATAACATTAGAAGATAAAGTTGCAATATTAGATAAAGGTAGTTTAGTATATGAAAATCCTATAAAATTACATAAATATGATTATAATGGTAAGTTATATGATATTAAATCTGATTATATTGATTTAACAGTCACTCCAGATCATAGAATGTATATACGAACACCAAATAATGAAGAATTTAGATTTTGTAATGCAAGAGATTGTATGAATAATGGATTTTATTATAAAACTCATATTGAAAATTATGAACCTGAAGAATGGATTGGTGAAACATATACATTACAATTTGAACATGATAAACAAATAATAGCTATAGATGATTGGATTAGATTAATTGGCTTATTTATTGCATATGGTTCATACTGTAAAAATAAAGAAAATAATACTAATTATATACAAATAATATATAATGGTGAAATTTCAAAAAAATATTTAATAATGACAACATTTACTAATTTACAACTTGATTATGAATTTGATGAAAATAAAACATATATTATTAAAAATACAAATATTATTAAATATTTACAACAATATAAAGTAAATAAATATTCTACTTACATACCTGATTTTTATAAACAACTAAATAAAAAACAATTACGATTATTATTATCATTTATTATGTCAAAAGATTCAATTACAACTAAATCAAAGGTATTATACGAACAATTATCTATTATTGCTATACACGCTGGATATGTTATGAATTTAGATATAAATAAAATAAATGATGATACTTATAAAAATAATATTTATTATGAACATGAAGACATTAATGCTACAGATTATATTAATAATTCAGAACAAACAATATTAAATGATGAAATAATTAAATATATCAATAATATATCTAATTATGAAGAAAGTGAAAAAAACAGATTATCAGAATTTCTAAAAACACGAAAAAATACAAGCTATTCTTTAATTGAATATACTATAACTATTCAAAAGCCATATAGTAATAAACAATTGCACACTATGACACAACAACAAATGGAACAATGGATAGATTATAAAGGATATGTATATTGTCTAAGTGTACGAACAGAAATATTTATGATTAAACAAAATAATAAAATATGTTGGACTGGAAATTCTAAACATGGTCAAAAAGGAACAATCGGTATGATATTACCAACTGAAGAAATGCCTTTTAATTCAGATGGAATAGTCCCTGATATTATTATTAATCCTCATGCTTTCCCAAAACGAATGACAATCGGACATTTATTAGAATGTTTGTTATCTAAATTGGTTTGTTGTTTGGGTAAATCAATTGATGGAACTGCATTTGATAATAATAATTTGCATGATTTATTTAAATATTTAAATAATTATGGATTTGATGATAATGGTGATGAATTATTATATAATGGTAAAACTGGAGAACAAATATCAACTAAAATTTTCATAGGACCAACATTTTATTATAGATTAAAACATATGACAGCAGATAAAATAAATTATAGAATTGGTAGTAAATTAACATTACCCGATGGTGGTAAAATAAGTAATTTGGTTAGACAACCACCTCATGGTCGTGCAAATGATGGCGGATTAAGAATGGGAGAAATGGAAGTTAATGCAGTTTTAGCACATGGAGTTGGTTCATTAATTAAAGAAACTATGTTTGATAAAAGTGATAAATATAGTATAATGGTTGATAATGATACTGGTCGTATTCCTATATATAATTTAGAAAAATCTAAATTATATCAATATAATAATAATATTAGTCAAATTCATATACCTTATGCTTTTAAATTACTATCACAAGAAGCAATGGGCTTAAATATTAATCCTCGTTTTATTACTAATGATATGAATGAATATAATATATTACAAAAAGAAGACGAACATAATAAAGAATTTGATAAACTATTCGGTGAATATTATGATTCAAAAAAAATATTATAATTGGTTATTTTATAATAAACTTACTTTTTCAGCACAATTTGAACAAAAACATGGAATATTATTATATGAAAATTTTTCTGGTGGAAGAATCAAATATAATCTTGATGAATTTTTTAATTGGTTCATATTTATTTTCCATTTTTCTAACTCTGTCTCATATTCTATATTTTTCTTTATAATATATTGATTCTTTCTGTATTTTTCTTCTTGTGTTAATGGTAGATGTTTTTTATGAAATAAACTTCTTACACCTTTGTGAAATTTAAATGCCGACTTTTATTATAAAAAAAAATTTTTTTTATAATATTTGTTTCTTCATTAGGTGTAAACTATGTTGATAATGGGTTTTCACGCATTATATTTTTCGTCGGTCTTTTTTCGTCGGCGTGTCATTATCAATTGTTATTTTTTCTCGTGTAAATGCAATATCTCGTGTTTTTGAATTTATCCATTCATAAGATAAATTTAAAATATTTTTACATC